TACTGCTAGGGATTCAGATAGGCTCATTCTTACTGTTCTTCTTTAGTGACTTTGCAAATCTACTCTGATCCTTGCTTTTGATAGCACTTAATAGCTTGCGCTCTAGGATCTCAGCCTGTTCAGGCGTATAGTGTTTATTAATCATTTCTAGCAAATTAATTGCACTAGTAATGATGTTATGGCCGCGGCTCTCAATAATGTGACTTGTATCACGGTTATTACCGATTGACTCTAATTCTTCCAAAAGGCTGCGAGTTTGTTTTTGCATGATATAGTATTTAGTCTTATTTCTTCAAACTGTTGAGTAAATTTTTGAGTTTTGAACCCTGAACGTCTACTACGACCTTCTTATTCAGTGATTCTAGTATTTCCCCAGTAGCTTGGTCAATAATAGGTTCTGTAGAAACTAGTGTAGATTGCGCTTTTACTTGATTCATAATGTCAGTCGGACTAGGCGCCGGACGATACTTTGCTTGCTGATCCGCATATCCATCAGGATCACTGTCACTAATACGCATTGTCTCAATATCATAGTCTAAGTCAATTTTCATACCTACACCTGTCGAACTACGTGACTTCATACATTGAATTTGATACTTACCACGCTCACGCATACTACGACTTGTAAAGATACCGAACACATTATCCGCTGTATTAATCTTACTAATACCACCAGCAATGTGACTATGGTCAAACTCAATCTCATCAACAGCACTACGATTCAACTGACTTGCTGTCACTAATAAGATTCCCATTTCTTTAGCTAAGTTACGCAATTCTTCTGCAACATACTTATCCTTGATGAATTGATCGTTAGGATTAACTTTAACAATACCTGTTTGAATTTGCACTTCTTTTAAGTAAGCACGAATGTCATTCACATTACTTTGTGCAGGCAATCCTTTAACACGATACTTACCTGAACGCTTACCTACCATCTTAACTTTAAGATCGGTTGTATCAATGTCTTTACGAATTGACTTTGTGCCCATCTGTGTTAACATGGCATCAGTACGCAATGATGTAAGTTCCTCACTCAATTCAAGTGTGATATAGACTCCGCTCATCCCTGCTTGTAACCAGTTCAATGCAATGTTCATCATAACTAATGACTTACCTGAACCTGAACCACCTGCAAAGATGTTGAGTTCACCCCGACTCATACCACCATACAAGATACGATCCATCTGGGGCCAGCCTGTACTAACTTGTCCACCTGCATTGAAGTATTTGTTAATACGACCTTTAGGGTCAAAAAAGTAATCAGTACCCATGTCTCGTTGCAAACTAATCTGTACTGCATCTTTGATTAGTTTCTCAACAGGACTAAAGTCACCCTTCTCAAGTAAGTCTGCGGCTTTAAGAATAGCCCGTTCTAGTTCTTGTCGTTTAGTGAATGATTCAAATGCATCAAAGAACCATTCATTGTGACCATCACTTAAATCAGGTATAGGTTCAATATCTACTCCTGTCATTGCTTTAATCTGAGTTACATCAGGTAAAACTTTATATCTGTCTGTGTGTTCTTTGAACATATCTGCGACTGGTCGCAAACTTTTATCAAAGTTTTCGCTGTTCATAATGTTCATAACCCGAGTATATAACTCAGCGTTAGTCATCATCATTCGTAAAAATAGTTTTTGTACTTCTGGTGTATAATCAATTTGCTTTTTAGAATCCGTTTTGTTTCCCAATTTTTTTCCTTTGTATTTCTATTTTAATTTTGCTCATTGTAGCAGACTGTAATATACTGAGTAGTGTAGGTAGTCTACCATATTTGACAATGGCATCATTAACATCTTTTACGTCACTGTCCCAATATGGGATGCTGACGCTATAGCCTAATTGAATAGCCCTCTCACAGGAATCGAATCCTGTTTTATCACGGTCGGGAACGAAAATGATTTGTCTGTTAAGTTGTGATAGTAGTTCTGCTTGGTCATCATTAATCGTATTATGAGTTAATGCACAAGCACCTAGACTTAATGCATCAAAGATGCCTTCGACTAGTATACAAACACTTTGATTAGGTTGTTGAAAATCATATCCAAATACATAACCAGGTTGTTGTTCGTTGATATATTTCGGAATCTTATTATCTAAGAACCTACTTGTGTGACCAACAATCTTGTTCTTATATGTATAGGGAATGATGATGCGATTTCCCATGCGACTTGATTCGTTGGGAGTGACCATGAAAGGATATTCACTACTACTTATACCCCTCGATTGCAGATAGTCTACGTATTTTTTGTGTAATATGTTATTTTGGTCAAGTAACTCTGCATCTTCGGGTAGCTTGTGTTCATCAAACTTTATCTTAGTTTTCTTTTTAGGCTGTGTAAAGTCTAGTATGTCTTTTTGTTGTAGACTTTCTAAACTCCACTTGCTAATTTGTGTCTCATCCACCCCGCACCAAATCAATAATTGTCTAGTGTTCTTTGTTAAACTTTTGCCTAAACTGAATCCGCATTTGAATCCGCAATTAAAACAATGATATGACCAGTTTGTTTGCCCATCAAACTTCACACCGCCTCTACTTCTGGCATCGGTCTTATGCCCACGATGATGACAGCACACAGCATTAAAGCTTTGCCAGCCACCTTGAGTGAGTTTTTTCTTACCGGGAATTATTGATAGGATATCAAACATTTAGATAGTATAACACAATTGTGTCATACAATCAATACTTATCTTGCCAATATATTGGTTACTACGCCCGCATTACTTACAAAGCCTACACGTATGAATGGGTGGAACCCTGTGATGTTATAATGGAACGTGTCTGTTATTTCATTATAATTATATATTGTACTGATTGGATACCAATCTGTGTTGCCAATAGTAGAACCTTCAATCAATACATTACCATAGAAGTCAGTGTATGTAGCTTGCAAGGTTAATGTAGGATTATCGCTTGTGGTATATACACTAGTATAGTATGCAACTGAGTTAGAATCAGGTACATATTCTCCATCAGGTGAATACCAATCAGGATTAGGATATGCCTGACCAGTAGGAATAGTTATTTCATTACTAGGAACAAAGCTAGGTAAGATACTGTTAACGATATTCATATCGCCACGTCCACCTGCATTTTGGTCTACGAATACAGGATAGTCAAACGTACCAACAGGAATCTCTAATGTATAATAGCATTTTTGTGCTTCAATTTCTTCTAGCTCGCCTGGGTTTAACATCAATGCGGCAATACCTGTCGCACCTAATTGAATAGTAAGTGCTTTTCTAATAAGGACCGTAGTTCCCGTAGCATTTAATATTCTACAAGAGATTTCTTTTCCTGTGATATTGACGGGTTTCTGCTCTTGGTTTAAGAACTGAAATTGAATTTGGTTGTCTACACCTTTGTGTAGTGTGAGTGGCTTGGCATACTGAGGCATATAACTCCTAGGGGAATTTCCTGATAATAAAATAACGATTTGACGTTGCGTATAAACGAATACTTGAGTTGAGTACATAAACATATTTATCAAAATATATTGCCAGGCAACCCGATGATAAATATTTCGGTCAATACAATAACAATGATTCAAAACGAATTCTTCCAGAAACTAACTGAAAACCACCCGTTCATCACTATATGTTCATATGCCAACCAAGATTATGTTGGAATCGTACAGAATAGAGATGATATAGTCACCACAATCTATGACTATGGTGCTATAATTGACCCTATAGTTAAGGAGAAATTCTTGGAATTAGGGGATGTTTGGTGGTGGGAATCTAATAGACTAGTCCCCATCAATCTATTCTTGAAGGAAGAATGGATTATGTTCAAGCCCTATTTAAGGACTTTTAACAATAAAAGTCTGACTGTTATACATGGTCCTACATGTAGTATAAGTGAACTACATAAACGTAGGACCAAACGCCGTAGTATTACGCTTGTAAAACGGATGTTGTAAGCAGGTTCATATGCACAACTACTAACTGTGCATAAGCTATAGCATGACTCTTTTTAAAGCTATATCCATCATTCTCTTTATCC